GCCTGACAGAAACTTCTGCACATAGATGCATTCTACGATAAAGTGCCGCTGAGGTCGTTATGGACAGTGGTTGAGGATTCTCGGTGTTAGAGGAAAATATAACAACTCTAGAGTTGAAATAAGTTGACTTCTTATCACGAATTTCCGACATATGAAGTTGAAGTGGTGAACTATTTACAATAGATATCACTTCAGCAATCTCCGGGTTTGGAGCCTGCGGACTATCAACAATCTGCATAAAATCATCATAGATAACAATGGGCTGGTTAAAATAACCATCCCAAAATTCATTATCTACACGACGATTATATGCACAATGTTGTAGTTGCAGATTTGGGTCTTCATTTTTCTTCATTCGATCAAATAGGGCAATCTTAAGATTCTCCTGAAACTGAGTCTTTCCAGTACCTGATTTACCATACAGGTAGATCGTGAGTGGGGTTTTCCGGGTGATCAAGTTGTTGATGGGTGCGTTGCGGGCAATAGTAACAAAGGGTGTTAACTTTTGCTGAACGGCTGTTATCAACTGTGCCTTAGTCCGATCTTCTGCGATGATGGAAGCAGTTCTGCTCTTCATCAGACGGGCATCTAACTTGATTATTTCCTCACAAACTTTCTTGTTCGTTTCTATCTCTTTGGGGTCAGCCGATGTAAGCACTTCTGCAAGTGCCAAATCATTCGCTAGACCGGGATAGTTGACGATGTCATCAATTTCTTTCTTGGTCTTACCATATCTAAATCTATAGTAACGATCAACAACGTAACTGATGACAAATTCAACAAACTCCCGCACAGCACGAAATCCTTGTGATGCGCGTCCAATGAGAGCGAAATGTTCCTTGATAGTCGTCATTGTAATCAACTTGCCTGTAGTAATCATGTCCGTGATACAAACAAATTGACTTAGGAGATACACAAGAGGAGGGAAGGAGAGCCAGGCTAATGCGGATTGCGCCTCATTAACTGGGGGTTCAGTGATAGGTTCTTCTCCAAAGAGGTCTCTCAGAGCATCTCCGTCACTTTTCCTTGTCATGTCATTGAAGTATTCCGTATCCATGGCCGGTTCAAACACTACAGGTTTGGTCTCAATTCTGTAATCCATTATGTACTTCACTAAAGTGAAGACACGATCGATTCCCACATTCATCAAGATGCTAAGATGTTTGCATAATCCAATAGAGTTAGACAGAGTTTGTCCATTTTCCATTATATTGGATATCCATAGCATGAGGTCGAATAAGCTGGGGTTCAGAAACTTTTCCATCTTTGAGATAAACCTGTAAATTCCATCAGTTACCATTGTCATAGAGTGTACTAAGCCACCTGCGTGGTTAACGGTTTCAGTGACACCGTCAATCGCTTCGTTGATCTTAGTGGGAGTATTGAAAATATCTAGCAAACCTTGAGCTTCATTGCCTTTAGCGAAGGCAAGCTCCTTGCGTTTCTTATTTCTCTCCCTTTTCTCCAATTCAAGACTACGTTGAGTCCGACTAGCCAGTCTCTTCTCACGTTCTTCAAGAATTTTCGCTTTCCGTTCGAGTTGTTTCTCCTTGCGTTCAATGTACTCCATTCTTCCTTGAGCAACATTGCCGTTCCACTCATCATCCCAACTCGGCATGTGGAAAAGATCTTCCTTCACTTGATCCTTCTCCCTCTTTTCTCTTGCCTTGCGATCACGCATTATCCACAAGTCCATATTCTTTCTACGAATCCCATAAGGGGTATAGTCAAAACGTGGCCAGGGGGGAAACACATAATCTTTGCCATCAATATAATCAATTATATGATCTACGTTATAGCTATCCAAATGCTCACGAATACGACGTTCATAAAGGTGGAAACCTTTACTCCAATCATAATCTTGAGGATTCTTCAAAACTTTACGTATAAAATTCAATTCATCATATCGATTAGAACGACTAAACTCGACTTCCCGTTTGTTAGCAACACTAGCAACCAAAAAGTCGTAAAATTGTTCGTTCGTGATCATTTCCAGATTGTGATAAGCGTCTGATT